TGGGCAGATCAACATGGTTATAGTATTGATACGGATGAAGGTATCTTAGCTGTTCGTGATGATTTTATCAGCGAGCACTATCATGAGTTATATGAACTGGTTTACACACTCTGTAATCGCCATCATGTAATGCTGCATAGTGTTTATGGTAAAATACCTAGTATCAGCTCAGTACCTAAACAGCGAGTGTGGATTGAAACGCAGAAGTCTAAGGCTTCTGGGTTAGTGGTAGAGAAGAGGGAGGGATTCTTTAGCCGTTTTACCTAGGAGTGGGTATGAGCAGAATGGAAAGATTACGTGAGTGGGTAGTTGAAAAACTAAATCCCGCTCAACAGCGCATTAGTGAAGCGGAAGGTAGTGCGGTAGGCAGTACACAGCCCATCAGCTATAGATTCTACTTTCGTGATATAGACTGTGTAAACACTAGTGTTAACAAGGTAGTTGCCGCTTGCGCTAGCCTTGACTACGATATAAAAGACAAACAACATGAAGGTGTAGTAGCTGGACTCAGACAAAAGACCCTAAACACACTACTTAACTTTAGACCAAATCCCTATCAGAGTGCACAGGAGTTTCGCCGCAGCCTATTTACAGATTTCCTATTAGACGGCAATGCCTTTGTGCATTTTGATGGTACGTTTATGTATCACCTGCCAGCAGAAAATGTGGAGATCTTAACTGACAGCAAAACGTTTATTAGTGGCTATAAATATAATGGCGAAATAATCTTTCGCGAGTCGGAAGTTTTTTACTTTCGTGATGTGAATTCGGAGAGTATCTATCGCGGGCAGAGCAGGTTATCGGCTGCACGTCAAAGTATAGATACACTATGGAACATGCACGAGTTTCAGCAAAACTTCTTTAAAAATGGTGCTATCTTTGGCATGGCACTAACCACAGAAAATACACTATCGCAAGCTGCCAAAGAAAAAACCTATCAGTACTGGGCACAGCGATATAACCCACGCAGTGGTGGACGTCGCCCAATTATCTTGGATAGTGGGTTGAAGCCTGTTAAACTGCAGGACAATGACTTTCAAGACCTAGACTTTGATAAAGCTATTGCACGCCACAGCGAGCGCGTAATGACAACTATAGGTGTACCACCTATATTATTGCAGGGTGGTAACAATGCTAACATTGCCCCTAATCTTAAACTATTTTACTTGGAAACTGTACTGCCAATCGTTAGGTTATATGTTTCCGCAGTGGAAAGATATTTTGGATATGACGTGGCAGAAGTAACCAATAACGTATCGGCACTACAGCCAGAATTAAAAGACGTAGCAGCTTATCATAGCACACTAGTTAACGGCGGCGTTATAACTCCTAACGAAGCCAGAATAGAATTACGGTATCCAACCATAGCTGGAAATGATACCCTAAGAATACCTGCTAACATTGCAGGTTCAGCAGCCAATCCATCAGAGGGTGGTAGGCCTAGCAACTAAGAGGAGTAAGATGGATATAAAAAACAAAGTACTCTATTTTGACAGCAAGTTTACTGCCAAGGCTGCCGGCGAGGACGATGACAGTATCATGATTGAAGGTTATGCTTCTACTAATGATCGTGATCGTCAAGGCGATGTAGTGCCAGCAGGAGTTTGGAAGTCAGGTATGGCAAACTACCTGAAGAATCCAATCATCTTAGCATATCATAATCACACAATGCCTATTGGCAAAATGGTTGATTATAAAGCTGACGAGCATGGACTGTGGATCAAAGCACAGATTCCTAGTGAAGTTGGCGATATTTACAAGTTGATCAAAAAGGGTATATTAAGCGCATTTAGTATTGGGTTTAGGGTCAAGGATGCTGAGTATGAGCAGGCCAGTGAAACCTTTATGATTAAAGACCTAGAACTGCACGAAATCAGTGTAGTTAGTGTACCTGCAAATCAAAACACACTATTTAGTTTAGCCAAGGCATTTGATAGTGCCCAAGAGTTCGAGTTATTTAAACAGCAATTTGCCGATGTTAGCGAATCAGCTAAAGGGCTAGAGTCCTCTACAAACGCAAATAGCGAAACCAAAAAGGAATGGAACATGGATCCAAAAGAGTTAGAAAAATTATTGGCCGACGCTGCTGCTAAGGCTGCTGCTGAAACAGCACGTGCTGTTGTAGAGGCTCAAACTAAAGCTGCTGAAGAAGCACAGCGTAAAGCTGATGAAGAAGCACAGCTACAAGCTAAGATTAAAGCTGCTGTTAGTGCAGTTCAAACAGTTGACACAGGTGCAGAAAAGCTATTAGCTGAAGTTGAAAAGCGCCTAGCCGAGCAAGCTGACAGCCACAAGAGCGCTCTAGAAGGCCTAGAGAGTGCACTACGTGAAAAAGCTGCTGAGCTGGAAGCTATTCAAAAGAGCCGTATGCAGTTTACAGATGTTAAAAGCAGCGATGGTGGTGCTACATACGCAGAAAAAGAAGCTGCTGTATTTATCAGCAAGATCACCAAAAAGCCTATCGAAGAAACCAAATATGCCAAGAGCCTAGTACAAAAGTACGCTAGTGGTGGTACAGCTGGTGCTGCAGGTAGCGGCGGTGGAGCAGGTGGTGCAGTTCGCCTACCAGGTCAAACTTGGGAACTAGAAGTTAGCACCAACATGGAAAACGAGATTCGCCGTCAACTAGTTGTTGCCGGTACAATCCGTCAGATCGCTATGCCACAGCCTTTTATGAAGCTGCCTATCAATCCAGATGCTGGTGCAGATGCAACCTGGGTAGCAAACAGTGATTTTGGTGGGTCAAGTAGCAGTGGTACAGCTCGTACACATGCGCTAAAGGACATTGAAATCAGCAGCGCTAAGCTAGCTACCAAAGAGTACATCGCCTTTGAAGAAGAGGAAGATGGTCTTATCGCCCTAGTACCTATTATCCGTGATGCAATCACACGTCGTATGGCTAAGACATTAGACAAGTCTATGCTTCTAGGTAATGACGTTGGTGCTACAACATATGCGGCCGGTATTAACGGTCTAGCATATTATGATGGTAGTGCTACTGCAAGTCCTACAGTTGCAGTTGGTGGTAAACTAACATTTGCTAAGTTTTTAGATGCACGTCGTGCACTAGGTGTTTGGGGTCTAGAGCCCAGCGAGCTAATCATGTTCGTTAGCCAAGCCGCTTACTATGACCTATTAGATGACAGCACATTCCAAAGCACAGACAAAGTTAGCGAGTCACGTAACACACTAATTACTGGTCAAGTTGGTTTAATCACACAAACTCCAGTAGTTGTTACAGCTCAAATGACTGGTGCAGCCGCTAATGATGCACTAGCTGTTCTAGTTAATCCACGTAACTTTGTTGTTGGTAACCATCGTGCAATGCGTATTGACACAGATGACGAAGTCATCAACCAGCGCCGTGTTATCGTTGCTAGTATGCGTATCGCTATGAGCCGCTTAACAAGCAATGAAGGCAGCGGTGTTGTTACAATTCGTTACGTTTAATTAAACTTAGGCAGGGTTCTTTGGAGCCCTGTCTCTAAAGCCTGGCGTGCTAGTCTTTAGAGACACAGGAGGATTTATGGCTGACCTAATTACTAGAACGGAGTATAAAAACTATCTAGGAATTACTACAACAAATAAAGATCAAGAAATTGATTTATTAATTCCTAAAGTTAGTCAGTTAGTAAAAACCTACTGCCGCAGAAATTTTACTGACTACTATGATGAAAGTAAAACAGAATATTTTGATGGCGGATTTGACAAACTTATATTAAAAGAAACACCTGTTGTTAATGTAGCAGAAGTTAGTAAAAGCGTAGACTATGGTCAAACTTATACTAAACTTGTAAAATTTACAGACTGGGTACCTGATGGTGACACAGTTAGAGCTATTAGCAATGGTGGCTGGTTCTTAGAATACCTACGTGGTTATCGTGTAACTTATACAGCAGGTTATGAGGTCGTACCCGATGATCTTAAGCTAGCCGTACTTGATCTTGTAGAATACTACTCAAAAAATAATAGTGCAGTGCACGTAAACCGTGATGTAACGCCAAATGTAACGCAAATACAATATGTAGCTACTACAAATTTTCCAGCACATATTAAACGCGTACTAGATCAGTATATGGCGGATTATGTATAATGGCCGCAGGATTAAAGGACAGAATACAGGCTAGAGCACCTGAACTGTTTGATGCACTATATAAAAACTATAGACCAGAATTAGACGATCGTATAACTATCTTAGACTTAGGATACGAAGCATTAAAAGTTAATGTATATAGAGGCAACTTTGTACCCAAGCGAGATCTAGAAGCCTATAACGCAATATATGAAATTTTGCAAGACGTGGTACGTAAGGCACTCGCCAAAAGAACCTACGTTACACTAGAAGATGAGCGATTAAAGGACTACTTCTCTAAATCTGCAAAACCCTATCCTGTGTTAATAGACAGCCCAGGCAATTTTTTTATTGTTGGTAAAAATTTTGATGCTATAAGAAATTTTGTAAGTAACAATATTTCTGCTAATCCTAGACTTAAAGCTACTAGATTTGGCGAATCACGAAGATATAGAGCCAGATTAAATAAACAAGGCGTACCAACCGGTGACTACGAAGTCACAACTAGGTCTAAAGTAGACATAGGACATATTCCTTCACCAGATAATATTAACCTAACCAGCCCGCTAGAAGAAAAAATACAAGAAGTTCTTAGGGTAGCAGCAACACTTGGAAATACTGGTGCGGCAACTAGTGCTAAATTAGCACTAGATAAATTATACGATATTCAGGCAAATTTAAGCTATGACTTTAGGAATACTACTCCTGAAGCAATTGCACAAGCTAGAAGCGTATTAGGTGAAGCATACGTTGTAGTTACCTTACATACCGAAAAGAAGAACAATACTTTTTCGCGCAAAGAACTAGAGATTTTTAATAAACTAGTAAATGACATAGCTACCAGTCTAGGCATTGACACAATTCCAGGTTCAAATACAATACGTGAAGATATTGTAGAAGGTTTGCTTAATATAATAAAAACAGGTAAAGCTAAACTTAAACAACATAGTAAAATAACTGCAAAAGTATCTAAAAATATTGGTAAAAAAGCTAAAGTTAAAGCGGCAAAATTAACACCAATAAAATCATTTCAAGAAGATGTGTCGCAACCCAGCCCTGTACAACTACAGTCCCTATTAAATCAATACTTGGTACAAGTGGTCAAGCAGAATATGGGCACAGGCACAAGACGAGATGTATTAAATCTTAGAAGTGGAAGATTTGCAGAAAGTGTAAACGTAGACAGAATTAGTATTAGCAGACAAGGAATGATAACTACATTTTATAGTTATATGAAAAATCCTTATGCTACATTTAGTTCCGGCGGAGCACAACAATTTCCACGTAGTAGAGACCCTAAACTGCTAATCACCAAGTCAATAAGAGAAATAGCAGCAAAGCTAACTACTGCAAGATTAAGGGCCGTAGCAACATGAGTAAAAGAACTAGTATAGTCAAGGCTCTAGCCGAAAAATTCAAGGTTATAGACGGTACATCACCTTATATAACCAACCTACAAAACTTAAGTTTCTCAAAACTAAAATTTTGGGACGAAGTAAACGATTTTCCTAGTGTGTACCTAACTCCTGGTACTGAACGCCGTGAGTATCACCTAGCAGATTTTGCCTGGGGATACCTACACGTATGCGTTAAAGTATACTGTAAAAGTGAAGATAGCGCGCAGGAAGAACTAGAACAACTACTACAAGATTTAGAAACTTGCATAGATCTAAATCGTCAATTGGTATATGATGCAGCCGCAGGACATGAAACCACAGAAATTTTAATAGACTCGATAACTACAGATGAGGGATTACTAGCTCCATATGCGGTTGGCGAGATAAACTTACAGGTTCGTTATCAGATCATGTAAGCAACCGTGCTAGTTTGCTGACCACAGATAAATATCTCGTAGATGCAATGTAGCACCTAACAAAAAGGAATGAGATATGAGTTTTAATTTAATTCGTAACGCTCGTATGTTTTTTACAACCAATGTTAATACTAACACAGGTATTGTAAATACTACAGGATTCGACGCTACTAATACTAAAGAAATTCAGGTATTAGACGGACTAAGTTTTAGTCAGAATACTGGTAGCGAAACAGTAACACTTAACGAAGCAGGTACAAGCCCAGTTCGTGGTCAGCGCAGTTTTAATACTAGCCTAGATCCAGTTGAGCTAACATTTAGCACATATATGCGCCCATACTTCAATGAAGGTGCTACTAGTTCAGCAGCGTTTGATAACAATGACGTTATTGATGCTGAAGAAGATGTACTATGGAACGCATTTGCTGCAGGTTATGTTGATGGTAGCGCAGAACTAATTGGTGGTGCTAATGCTGCTTGGACAAAAACAGTTGGTGCCACAGGCGTTGCCCCATATAGTACACTATCACTAGCCAACAGTGCTAAAAACCAAATGCAGCGTTTTGGTGTTATCATTGTACTAGACACAACTAGTTATGTTATTGATAACTGCGTGTTGGATCAAGCAACTATTGATTTTGGACTAGATGCAATTGCTACAATTGCTTGGACAGCTCGTGGTAGTACACTACGTAGTGTTGCAATTACTGCAAACACAGCTGATCCAGTTGTATTTAGTGGTGCATTCTTTACAGCTGGCACAAACCAGTCTAAAGCCAAAAACACTACAGCACCTTTCTTAGCTAATAAGTTGAGTACAGTTGCAGTTACCAAGGGTATTGGTGCTACTGGCACAGCATATACACTAGCACTAACTGGTGGTAGCGTTACACTAAGCAATAATGTTACATATTTAACACCAGCTAACCTTGGTGTTGTTAACAAGCCAGTTACCTACTTTACAGGTACACGTGCTGTTAGTGGTACAATTAACTGTTACCTACGTACAGGCAATACAAACAGTGCAGGTCTATTATCACAAATGTTAACAGACAGTGCAACAGATGTAAACCCTGCATTTCAGGTTGAGTTAAAGATTGGCGGAACTGGTGCTACTCGTGTAGAACTACTAATGCCCGCTTGCGTACTTACAATTCCTACAATTAACACTGAACAAGTTATTAGTACAGCTATTAACTTTACAGCTCAAGGTTCAGCAAGTAGCGCATTTGCAATCGACACAGCCAACGAAATCACAGTTAAATACTACTCAGCAAATACCACAAGTTAATCAATAAAATTTGGTGGTGCCATGTGGCACCACCACTAACCTAGAGGAAAATTATCTATATGTCTCAGCAGTTGTCATTAAAAAGCATGCTTGTTCCTAGCAAAGAGGTAAGTGTAGAATATCCAGGTATGCCAGGATTTAATATTCAAGTTAGCTTTTTAAGTCGTGAAACCCTACAAACAATTCGCAAAAAAGCAACCAAAACTACCTTTAAAAATCGTCAACCTGTTGAAGAATTAAATGACGATCTATTCCTAGAACTATATGTTAAAGGATCAATCAAAGGTTGGACTGGCTTAAAAATGCGCTATTTAGAGCAGCTTGCACCTGTAGATGTAAGTGATCAGGATCCTGAAAGTGAGCTAGAATACAGTGAAGAAAACGCACTGTACTTAATGAAAAGTTCAGTAAATTTTGATGCATTTATTAGCGAACAAGTTACAGATTTGGGAAACTTTTCCAGGAGCAATACCAGCAAGTAACTGAATATATAGATAATTATTTTCAAAATCAAGATGTAGGCATGACCAAAGATGCTTACTATGAAATGTGCGAAGCACTTGGCACCGAACCAGATTTAGCCGAAACACCAGTAGAATTTGAAGATCTACCAGAACAGGTACAGCAGTGTTTTGAATTGTATGGTTTTTTACCTGATCGCTGGGAAGGTATGAGTGCTACATTTATGGGAAAAGATTATACAATAGTTTTTCAGCTGTTTGAGTCTTTTCAAATAATGGATAATTCTGACAGAGTCCTATACCTAAGAATATTATCACTTATAGATGGTGCTCGTCAAAAAATATTTCAGCAAAAACAAAAAGAAAGAGACAAAAAGCCTTCCTAGTAATACGCCTGGAAGGCTTTTTTATTGCTCAAAAAATGTGGTATTGATATTTGTTAGGCGTTGTGGTATAATTAAACTAAAATAAAACTCTATGCGCTAAGCATAATTAGTTATAGTTCGTGGCTAGGAGAAAAGATGGCCAATCAAGAAATTACAGCTAGATTAAAACTGCAATCTGAAGGTTTAACAGAAGCGGCAGATGAAGCTAGTAGAACGCATAAAGAATTAGTAGGTGCCGCTAAGGCAGCAGAAGCATTAAGTCGCGCTCAAGCAGATGCGGCTAGAAAAGCTACACTTAAAACTACCAAAGAAAACGTAGAATATGGTCAAATGCGTGGTACTGCGGGTGTTACAGGTGCGGCCAGCAGAGACTTTGCCGAACAATCTCGCGGATTGGGTGGTTTAGTACGTCTATACGCAACAGTAGCTGCTAACGTATTTGCATTAACAGCCGCCTTCAATGCTCTTAGCAGAGCAATGGATACCACTAATATGATAGCTGGCCTAGATGCACTAGGAGCTAGTAGTGGTCGCGCCCTTGGCACACTAAGTAAACAGCTAGCACAAGTAAGTGATGGTGCTATTAGTTTACGTGAAGCTATGAGTGCTACTGCTATGAGCAGTAGTGCTGGCATGACTAATCAACAAATACTACGCATGGGCGAAGTAGCTAAAAATGCTAGTCTTGCCCTAGGCATTAGCATGCCTGATGCTATTAACAGATTAAGTCGTGGTATTACTAAATTAGAACCAGAACTATTAGACGAACTAGGTATTTTTACTAAAATTGAGCCAGCTGTTCAAAGTTATGCCTTGCAATTAGGTAAAAGTGTAAGTGGTTTAACAGACTTTGAGCGTCGTCAAGCTTTTGCTAATGCAGTTTTAAAAGAAGGTGAAGATAAGTTTTCGGCTATTGGTGATCAAATTGCTGCAAATCCATATGATAAGCTCAGTGCCAGTCTTAGAAATGTAGCACAAGATGGGCTAGAGCTACTTAATAAAGTGCTTGGTCCAATTGCAGAAATATTAAGCAAAAGCCCCTCAGCATTAACTGGTGGCTTATTGCTATTAATAGCTACTTTAACTAAACGCGCTCTACCAGCCCTAGGAGAATTTAGGCAGAGTCTAGAAGCAGAACGTCAAAAGGCGGAAAGTTTAGTAAAACAGAAAAAGGCAGATACACTTGCAGCTGGACAAGCTCTTGGTGATTTAGCTAGTAAAAAAGTTCTTCAGCAAATGGAAGCTAACGCTGAAAGCGAACTACGTATTTTTGAAAGAAAAGAAGCAACCTTAAATCAGTTAAAGAGTCGCGGAGCCAATTACAGCAAACAACTCAACGATTTACTGAAAAAAGATATTCATGATATTTCTCAACAAGAAATAGACGAAGTAAAGAAATCGGCTAGAGCTAGACTTGATGCCGCTAGAACTGCATATACTGAAATGCAAAAACTAGAGAAAAAAGGTGTATATACAGAGCGTCCTGAAAAACAAAGAATAAAAGAAGAAGCTAAAACTGCCGGAGTAGAAATGGCAACAGTAACAGCTTTAGAAAAAACAACTAAAGCTGAAACCGCGTATACTAAAGCTAGGTTAGATGGTATTGCTGCAGAAACAAAACGACTAGAGCAAACAGCTAGATATCAAAGATTATTAGCCGCTGAAGAAAGTTTAACAGTGCAGGCTAGAAGATCTCAAATTATAGCAAATATGGCATACAATACTAGCATTTTAGGTATAGGAGATGCTTTTAGGTTAATGCAGGATGAAGCTAGTAAAGCCGGCAATGTAGGTAATAAATTTACTCTTGGTATGAGAGCACTAGCTGCAGGTATAGGAACAATAATTACCAGTGCTCTTGGAGCAATAGGTGCTATTATACAAGCTATTACATTAGCAATCACAGCGTTTTCTGCTCTTGATGCTGTACTTAGCGGTAATGCAAAAGAAGCTCAAAGATTTAATGATGCATTAGATAATAGCAATTCTAGCGTTAAAGCCGTAAATAATACATTAGAAGAATATGAGAAAAGAGGTAGTAACAGTATAAAAAGTACTATTGCTTTAGCTACTGCATTTGGTGAGCTAAGTGATAGTATGGAAATCAGTATTAATAGATTTCAAAAAATGCAAGATGCTTCTAATGGTTGGGATAAGTTTTGGGATAATGTTAAAGGCTTATTTGGATATGGTCAAGCTGACAAATTGGCTGATACACTTTCTAAGCAATTATATGCTGCCCTAGATGTAGCGGATAAATTTAGTAAAAAAGGTGAACTACAGGCTAGATTACAAGAATATTTAGGTGTAGACAATCTTTATGATGAAGCAGCACTAAAAGAAAAAATTAAAAATTTAGATTACTTAGGCAAACAGGGGCTCTCTGGAATAGCAGAAAATTTTAAAAAGCAATTTCAAGACGTATCTACTGTACTAGGTAATTTTAAAGATAATTTAGACAAAACTTATAAAAGTTTTCAGGAGTTTATACAAGGATTAGCTTTAACTGACCCATTTGCAAAATTTGCAGATAATTACGCTAGATTAGCAATTGATATGTCTAAAGTGTCTACAATGGCCGTAGGCGACCAATTAAAAGCTATTCAAGAATTATTAGAAAATCCTGAAAAATTAGTACAATTTGACGAAAGTTTTATCAAAGGTTTGTTTGCAATATCTGAACCATTTAAACAAGCAAAAGCAAGTTTAGATGCTTATCAAAACCAGATAGATGTAATGAAACGAAGTTTGACAGATTTGAATAAACGAATCATTGCAGAAGAAGGTAGAATATTTAAGTCTGGAGCTGGCTCACAGTTTAGAGCTAGACCTGCTGATGAGCAACCTTTTAACCAAAAAAAGATAGACAATCTCAAAGCAGAAAGAGATAATTTAGAAAAAAGTATTAAGTTATCTGAAGATTATAAAGACAATACTTTAAAATTAGCAACAGTATTTAAAGACGGCTCACAATTATTTGCAACAGAGGCAGATAAATCGTTGCAAAAAGCCGCTAAATATACTGGCATGGCAATAGAAAACTCTAGTATACGCGCAGCAAATACTATAGCCTCAGCCTATGCAGGAGGCCTTAGCGGACCCCAAGCCGTAGCAGAGCAGACACGTATAGCAAAAGCAGAACAAGCAATAAAAGTACGTGAAGCACAAATTGCACTGGATATGTTAAATTCGCAAGACACTTTAACAAGTGCTATACAAGAACTTACGGCTGCTGTTAGTATTAATACTGAGATGCAAAAGCCGGATACTGCAGAACGCGCTGCTAACTTAGAAAGAATACAGCGTGGTAGAGACACTGCAATGGCTACAAGAATGGCTATGCAGGGTGGTACAGCAGATCAAATTCGAGCAGCTATGGGCAGTGACCCTAGATCACAAGGCAGACTTTCAGCAGATCGACAACAATATGTTGATGAAATCGTAGCAGCAGCTGAGCGCGGTAAAGTAGCCAGAGATCAAAGATTAGGCATGGCACAAGCTAAAGTAGGCGAAGAAAGAGCTAAACTTACTGCTATTGATGTAAAGGGTGGGATTGAATTTAGAGCTGCCGAACTAGCTCAACAAAAAGAGCTAAAAGATATTGCAAATAGTATTAATCAAGCTAAGCTTTCACAAATAGATATAACCAGACAAATAGTAGGTATAACTACATTAGAAAGTATTAATGAGAAAGCCAAACTAGAAAACATTAGCAGA